TAATCGTCCATACCTATGCCGTTTCTGTTGATTATTTTCATCAACTCTGGTAAGTTTGCAGAGTGATAGCGTTGTAGTGCTGTCATAGTTGTTCTCCTTTAAAAGCGAGTATAATTGTTGAACCCTTTCGGCATTCAATACTAATTATATCTTAAACCATTTGCATATGCAGAGGAGAACCGATTAACCCAAGTTCGGGTTTCCTCCCAATCCTTTACATGGTACGTTTTACCGAGCCTCTCCTTTACTGCTCTTGCTAAAGGATAATCATTCTGTCCTTCTTCCATCATATCACCAAAGAAGTGAACTTCATCATCAAAATTAAAAAACTTAATTATCTGACTCTTATCACTATCAGATATATCAAGTCCTGTTTGACCTCCTATCTGAACATTCAAGTCAGGAAAATTTTCATTTAATCTTGCAAGAATATCTCTTCTTTCATTTGTGTTAATATCCCACTTTACATATTCATCTCTTCCGTTCATACTACCTTCACCTCTACCTAGAATGCTGAAATTAATTCCACCAGGTCGATGTTCAATATGATCACCTGTTCTGATTGGGAAGTCACTAAAATCTAATTCATCATTTAGAAAAGAAATTAATTCATCAGATGGTTTCCATTTTGATTTATATACACTATTATTACCATCGTAAATATCAGAACCAGAACAATTAAATACTCTTTTACATCGGTTGTAAATGTCTAATCCAACCTGTTCAACAGTTTTTGCTTTATCACTTCCTGTAACCAAGTAAGTATCATACTTACAGCAGAATATGAGAAACTCCGAAGAGAATCCTATATCCATTTGTTTACGACTCGGAGTTAGTGTTCCGTCTACATCAAAAATAAATTTTTTCACTGCCAATATTCGTCTAATACATCAAATACTCTGTTGAGATAATCATTTGCACCTTTGCATTCCCATTCACCTTTTTCACCAATTTCACATTTGTAATGTAATTCTCTTTTAAGTTGCATGAGTTTATTAGTCATAGCAACTTTGTCTAGTCTACCGTTCATTTTAACCTCTTAACTCTATACTAAGAAAAAAGAAATTAAGACTCTTCAACCTTTTTCTTCTTACTACCTATATTATACTTTGTTTCCAGTATCCAGTCACCTTTGTCTTTATATGCTAATACTTTAATCTGATTCAAAGGTGCAATGTCTTTGATTGTTTCTACGTTAACAATGCTTATGAGACCCCAATCAGCAAGAAGCTGAGCAATACGATTCCGACGCTGAACATCGTTAATAGTAAGGTTAGCGTGTTTCCCGTCAAGAGCAAAAAGTTCTTTAAAGTGGACAAGGTAATACCTCCCTTGTTTGTGTAAAATATGACAGGATTGATATATCTTTTTTTCCTTTCTGGAGGCAACACCAATACGTGTTAGTGTTTCACGGACTTTTAAAAAATCATCGGGTTCACCAAGAACCACCTCAACCATTTTATCAGGTGCCCATTTTACCTCTGGGACTTGCACCACACTCATTTTGTTCCTCCAGTTTCAAACTTCGATTTAATGAAAGCAAGTTGTTCTTTAGTTAAGATTGTCAACGTTTGCTTTGCCTTTTCGTTACTATAACCATAGTAACGTTTTACATGATCAATATCTTTAATCGTATCTTTGCGGAGCCAAGGAGAGAATCTCTTCTTAGTTCTGAGGATATTTATAAAAAAGTCATATTGCATCTTCTTTGGTAAGAAGTTATACATATTCATCTCATTCGCAAACATAATTGCATCAAGATGTCCTGACATACAACGATTAATTATATAAGGAGGATAGTCTTTTTCAATAGATGGATCTTCATCAATTAGATTTTTCTTTGTATAATTTATCGAGTTTAACCAATCTTTAAGATCCATTATAATACCTCAAGAATAATTCCAGCACTTTTTTCCATACTTCCAATCACACCACAAGGGTATGAGTTGAAGGACATTGTATATCTATCGTTTTCTTCTACTTTATGTTGATCTACACTATGAATTAATGTTGAGGGGAATATTATTAAGTCTCCACTTACAGTAGGTTGTTTATGTACAACAAGATTACTTTCATCTTCTTCATATATCACTTTAATAATATTTGAGGTATTTGATGGATAATGTAGATTGGTATTATTACCCGTCCAAAAATTATCCATACTAAACCAAGTAGATGCATCTGAATCTGTAAGATACAGTATAGCACTCATAAAAGAATTTGGATGAGAATGAGTCCATTGCCATTGATTCTTTTTTGCACGATTAGCCCAAGATTGAGTAATTTCAATTCTAGAACATCTAAATTTTAATTCATCTTTTACTTTATTAAAACACTCTCTTACCCAATTATGAATATCAAAATATTTTGGATCTTTATTTAATCTTGTATCTTTTGATTGAAGTACTTTCCACTTTTCATCATGTTCTACCCATTCATCGTTTTTTAAAGTTTCTAATGTATCTTCAAGTAACTTTTGTTTACACTTAAATTTAAATATTCTTTGTGGTAATATTTTTAGTGTTTTCATTCAATTCATTATCAAAATAATTTGAACAAGCGCATACAAGATTGCGATCACCATATACATTATCAATTCTTGATACTGCTGGCCAGAACTTATTGCTCTGTTTCACAGGATATGCTGCTTGTTCTCGACTATAATTATACACCCATTCATCAGAACTGACAACCCTTGCGGTATGAGGTGCGTTTTTCAAGATATCTTTATCAACATAGATCTCTCTCCTTATCATCTCCATTGCCTTGACAAACCTCTTGAGTTCATCAAGTGATTCACTTTCAGTTGGTTCGACCATCATAGTATTTGTAACTGGCCAAGATAGTGTAGGTGCATGAAAACCATAATCCATCAACCTCTTTGCAACATCTTCTGCTGTAACAGGTAGGGTTCGACAATCAAAAATACATTCGTGTGCAACTCTGCCATTCTTTGCTTTATATAAAACTTTGAATGATGTATCAATCTCATTTGCTAACCAGTTTGCAGATAACAATGATATCTCACTTGCTTTTCTGAGTCCTTCTCCACCCATCATACGAATATACATCCAACTGATTGGTAATATACTTGCACTGCCATATTCTGATGACGATACTCTCTTATCCATATAAGGTATTAGATGTGGTGCAACCCCAATCGGACCAACACCAGGACCTCCACCACCGTGAGGAATACAAAATGTTTTATGTAAATTAAGATGACATACATCTGCTCCATAGTCACCTGGTTTTGCTAGTCCAACTTGTGCATTCATATTTGCACCATCAAGATATACCTGCCCACCATTCTCATGTACAATTCTACATATATCTTTAATAGTCGGTTCAAACACACCGTGAGTTGATGGATAAGTAATCATAATACAAGAAAGTTCAAATGTATTCATTATTGCTTTCTTTTCTAAATCTTTTAGATCAATGTTTCCATCATCATCACAATTTATGGGAACTATCTTCATACCTGCCATCACCGCTGACGCAGGATTAGTTCCGTGTGCACTCGTGGGTATTAAGCATACATTCCTATTGTGATCACCACGACTTTTGTGGTATTCTTGTATTGCAAGAAGACCTGCATACTCACCCTGTGAACCTGCATTAGGTTGTAATGAGATGTCAGCAAACCCTGTTATATCGCATAACCATTCTTGTAAATCGAATATAATTTTTTGATATCCAAGAGTTTGATCTTCTGGTGCAAATGGATGTATATTTGCAAACTCTGGCCAAGATACAGGCATCAGTTCCGATGCTGAATTAAGTTTCATAGTACAACTACCAAGTGGTATCATACCATTTACAAGTGAAAAATCTTTTGATACTAATTCATTAATGTATCTCATCATATTAGTTTCACTTTGATACTTAGTAAATACTTCTTGTTGCAACCAAGGTTTCTTTCTAATTGGTGTAGAAAGCCATTCATACTTTTTACTGATGTCAGTAATCTTGAAAGGAATATCACCATATTGTGAATGAACAAT